GACCGGCAAAGATCTCTACATGGACGGGCTCGAGGAGGAGGGCTTCTCGGTCGTCTCCCGTGATGAAGTGCGTCCGGGCGACGTGTTCCTGCTGAAGTGGGAGTCCGAAGTCTACAACCACGGTGGGGTGCTTCTCACCATGGACCAGATCGCGCAGCACTTCCCCAAACGTCTTTCCCGTCGTGAGCCTGCCGGCGCCTGGGCGCGCCACGCTGACATGTGGATCCGCTACACGGGGAAAGCCAATGCGTAAGATTTTCCTGCATGGCGAGCTCGGCCAGCGCTTCGGCGACGAACACGAGATGGACGTCCAGACGGCAGCCGAAGCCGTCCGCGCGCTCTGCGTCAACTTCCCAGGCTTTGAAGCTGCAATGCGTCATGGCGAATTCCACGTCGTTCGCGGCAAGGAGATCGACCAGGGACGCGACCTCGACCTCGAGCTCTGCCAGACCTACCGGCTCGGCAAGGCGCCGCTGCACATCGCTCCATACATCGTCGGCTCCAAGCGAGGCGGCATGCTCAAGACCGTCCTCGGCGTCGCGCTGATCGGTGCAGCCTTCCTGTTTTCAGGTGGCGCGCTGGCAGCTCCGATCGCGGGCGGCGTCTTCGGCACCAGCTTCACCTACGGCAACATGGCGCTCTTGGGCGTCGCGCTCGCCGTGGGCGGCATCAGCCAGATGCTCTCGCCGACCCAGAAGGACGACAAGAAGAAGGACAGCTACCTGCTCTCCGGACCTGGCAACACCTACGACCAGGGAGGCGCGCTGCCTCTCGTCTACGGCGAGGTGATCACCGGAGGCGTAGTCGCCTCTATCGGCGTCGATATCGAACAGCTTGGGAAGTAAGGGATGACCATTCAGGACATGGAGCTTATCCGCGGCTCCAAGGGTAGCAGCGGTGGCAAGGGCAAAGGCTCGAGCAGCGGTGGTTCGAATGCAAGCGACACGCTGCGCTCGAAGGCGCGCGCCCGCTGGGTCGAGATCATCTCCGAAGGTCCATGCGAGGGCGTCGTCGGTGGCCTCGACGGCACGGGCATCTATTTCGAGCAGACGCCGGTCAAGAACGAGAACGGCACCCTCAACTTCGAAAACGTCATCATCGACCAGCGCCTCGGCTATCCCGACCAGGCGCACCTGACCGGCTGGCCGCAGGTTGAGACGCCTTTCGATGTCTCGACGGAAGTCAAATACAACACCGGCCCGGTCGTTCGCACCATCAACGAAGAGAACGCCGATAGCGTCCGCGTGATCATGCAGCTTCCGGCTCTGGTCAAGCAGGATAGCAAGACCGGCAAGCTCTCGACCACCTCGGTTCGCTACGGCATCGACGTTCGCCCTTACGGAGGCGACTGGGCTCGATCGGTCACTGAGAACCTTGTCAATCAGAAGACCACGTCTGCCGTGCAGCGTGCGCACCGCGTCGAGCTGCCATTGGGCGGCTGCCCGTGGGATATCCGCGTTGTTCGCGAGACCGCAGACAGCGACAGCGACCAGCTCTCGAACTCCACGATCTTCGAAAGCTACACGGTCGTCGTCGAAGGCAAGTTCATCTACCCGAACACAGCTCTCGTTGCCATGGAAGTCAACGCCGAGGACATGGGCTCGTCCATTCCTGCGCGCAACTATCGCTATCGCGGTCTGATCGTTTCGGTCCCTTCGAACTACGACCCGATCAACGGCACCTATTCGGGCGGCTGGAACGGCGTCTTCAAGCAGGCCTGGACCAACAACCCTGCCTGGGTGTTCTGGGATATCCTCACAAACGATCGGTATGGCCTCGGCGAGTTCGTTGATCCGAACATCATCGACAAGTGGTCGCTCTATGCGATCGCCCAGTATTGCGACGCGCAGGTCAAGACCGGCTTCAAGCACCCGATCACGGGCGCCGACCTCTATGAGCGCCGCTACACCTTCAACGGTGTCCTGAACTCGCGTGACGACGCCTGGAAGGTGTTGCAGCAGATCACGGCGACCTGGCGCGGTATGGCCTTCTGGTCGCTCGGTCAGGTGTTCGCAACCGCTGACATGCCGCAAGACCCGGTCAAGCTGTTCTCGCCGGCCAACGTCATCGGTGGACAGTTCACCTATTCTGGCACGTCGCAGAAGGCTCGCCACTCGGTCGCGATCGTCACCTACAACAATCCGGACGACTTCTACCGCTCCGACGTCGAGATCGTGGTCGATGATGACGCGCTGCTGAAATACGGCTGGCGCGAAACCGCTGTGACGCTCACCGGCTGCACCTCGCGCAGCCTGGCGCATCGCTACGGCAAATGGATCCTCGACATTGAGCAGAACGAGACCGAGACCAACGATTTCACGGCTGGCTGGGACTCGACCGACGTTCGTCCGGGCGACATTGTCGCCATTGCCGATCCAGGCAAGGCGCAGGTGCGTCTCGGTGGTCGTCTGAAGGCAGTCGAGGCAACGCAGCTCTGGCTCGATGGACCTTTCGTCCCGAAGACCGGCGCTTCCTATTCGGTCTACGTCACTCTTCCTTCAGGCGAAGTGAAGCTGGTTCGCGTTGCCCAGTTCACCAACCAGCTCTTCGACGCCGACGGCGAAAGCATCGGCTATGACCGCATCGTGCTCGAGACGCCGCTTGCCGACCTTCCTTTGGTCGACAGCATGTGGGTCTTGAAGGGCACCGACATTCAGCCGCGTCTCTACCGCATCATCTCGATGAAGGAGGACTCGACCAACCAGTTCAAGATCACGGCGCTGTTTCACGACCCGAACAAGTATGCCCGCGTCGAGAACATGCAGCCGCTTCAGAACACGACCTACACCCGGCCTTCGGCGACCAGCCTGCCGGTGCAGAACCTGCACGTCACTGAAGTCAGCTATCTCGAAAATGGTATCGCTAAATCGACACTGACGCTCTCCTGGTCGAACCCGTCTGATTTCCTGACGAAGGAGTATGAAGTGGGCATGCTCTCGCCCACGAGCGGCTATAACGTCGTGGGCACGACGTCAAACAACGCGATCGACATCAGCGATCTCGCAACGGGCGAATATACCTTCTACGTTTACGCGATATCCTATTCGTCGGTTCGCTCGACGCCTGCCACGTTGGTCTACGAAGTCGCCGGCTGGAAGGTCTCGGCCGCACCGTCGATCGCCGATCTGAAGCTCGAAGGCTCGAACGACGGCATCCACTTCTCCGGTCGCAACGCCAACATCTCCTGGACGAACCTGTTTCCGGCCTCGACCTCGAGCACGGCGACCGGCTCGATCGCGTCTGACGTTCGCAGCCCGTTCTACCAGAACAACACGGTCACGGTTTCCGATACGACCTCGGGCAAGATGCTTCGCAAGCAGAAGATCACCCAGAGCCAATATACCTACACCCTCGAAATGAACACGGCTGACGGCCTGGCTGCCGGTATCGGTGGACCGACCCGTAACCTGAAGTTCGACGTCACCTGCACGGACACGCTTCAGCGCGAGAGCAACCCGGCGACGCTTGCAGTCTCCAACCCGGTTCCGCCTGCCTTCAACCCGGATTTCTACGTTCAGGTCACGGATATCCATCTGTCCTGGCCGGCGCAGGCCGACGACGACTTCGTCGGCATTCTCGTCTGGGTCGAGACCAACGACACCTTCGATCCATACCTGACCGCACCGCGCTTTGACGGCCCGGGTGGTTCATACGTGTTCCCGGGTGTCGAACTGCAGACCTACTATGTCCGCGTGGCTGCCTATGACGCCTTCGGCCGCGTTGATCTGAATATCAGCCCTCCGCTTGCGATCGCTACCCGCGCTGCCTTCGACACGATCCCGCCTGCCATCCCGACCGGCCTCGGCGCGACGTCGGTTGCCGGCGACAAGGGCGTCTCTCGCGCGACCGTCGTCTGGAATGCCAACACCGAAGCCGACATGGCTGCCTATGACCTGCAGATCAAGCAGGGCCAGAACGGCAACTGGGTCAGCTTTCCGGTCGCCTCGGGTCCGTTCGAGTTCGACGCGACGCCGGCTGTCATCTACCAGATCCGCATCCGCGCTCGCGACAAGGACGGCAACGCATCCGAATACAGCGATGTCGTCACCCTGATCGCTGCTAAGGACACGACGCCGCCTGCTGTGCCGACCAACTTCAAGGTCACGCCTGGCCTGACATCCTTGTGGCTGTCCTGGACGAACCCTGCTGACGTTGACCTCGCGCACATCGAGATCCTCGAGAGCGAAGACAATGATCCGCTGAACGCGACCGTCATTGCCTATTCGATCGGCCAGAGCTTTCCGCGCACCGGTCTGCCGAACTTCGTCACGCGCTATTACTGGCTGCGTGCGGCCGATACCTCGGGCAACCTGTCCGACACGACTGAGGTCGAATTCGCAAAGACGTCTGCGCTGCCGGATGCAAACCGCTTCTCGATCACGGGTCTCGTGCTGACGCCGAACGATCCGCTGACCAACTCCGTCTCCTGGGGCGAGTTTGAGGCGACGGTTGGCTCAGCAGTCGTTCCGCCTGTCACTGCGACTGTCGAGGCTGGCAGTGCTGAGTGGACGACTGGCTCGCTCTATCTCTACTACGTCGCCGGCGACACCGCGCTTCGCTCCACGACATCGATCAACGAGCTCTTCGGCAACAACGGCTACATGGTCGCTGTCTACCGCGGTGGTGCTGATGTGCAGACGGCCGACGGCAAGGCGGTGATGGACGGCAACAACCTGAT